GAAACAATTCCATCCGAGAAAAAGCCCCCTTTCAAACAATTTATGTTAATAATTTATTAAATTAACAAAGGGTTTATTTGCATTACCCAAAGGTCTCCATACCCAGCTGTGGTAGGCAAAGAACCACTACCAAAGGTGAGTAAAGGTGATTGGCCAGTGACTGAAATGACAAAATTCAACAAGAAATTTGCACTCGTTGAACCCGTGTTACTGGCATTATTAGACGTGGTATTGTTCCACACATTTTCTAAAACACAATTAGTTCCAGTAACAACAGGCACTGTCACGGCTGTATTAGTGCCATAAACTGTGTATCCAATCATGAAAGCTCCACTATTGATATAGGAGGGGAATAACACCGTTGTTAATCCAAATGTCAACCCAATATTTGAACCTGGCACTAAAATTCGGGATGTACCAAAATAGGCAGAAGTGCTTGGAGCAACTAGAGCCCAATGTTCACTCAAGACATCCCCTCCGCCTACAGATGATAATATTGGTTTACACAACATAACGTCGTAGGAAACCCATATACTACCAATGTTGACAGAGGCTGCTTGTAGTCCTTGCGTGGCAAATTGAAAATTACCAAGATCATACATTTTAAGATCATAAAATGATGAATTAGGTACACCCGAACGAACATAACTTAATTCCATGGGTGTGTAAATTCGTGCACACTCCACCGCATGAATTATTGAATCTGACGGTTTGGCATAGTTAGAAAACTCAGTCGACATCATTTGTTCAACAGACGTAAACTGAGGATTAGTTGCGTTGTAATCAGTTGCTAATACTATCTTACCTAAAGCTGTATTAGTTGAATTTAGCGCATCGGCCGAAGTCGAAACATACTCAAAAATTAAACCTAGAAAACGATATTCTTCAAAATTGGATGCTATAGCAGCAAGCCAAGGGAACGTATTAGGCATACCAGGATTAATGGGTAAAGTGTTGAGATTGAAAGCCCCAATCGTACTTGAAGAAATAACATCTTGCAAGTATTCCTTGTGACGCAACCTCACACAACTAGGCCCAAAAGATGGTATTGGTGTCCCACTCTTTATTAGTGTGTTTTCTTTGATTTCGTATGCTCCGGAGCCGGTTATTGTCCGATAAAGATAACCCAGCCCTGACCCGATTGCACCACCTATAGTTCCGCCCATGCCAGGAACTAAACTATTTCCTATTCCGCGGCCCCAATTGGCCCCACTTTCAACAGCGTTAAATTGCCGCTGCTGAGGATTCTTATTAATTTTTGGGGCAGGCCCGCGTATCACACGAGCCATTGGTTTCGCGGGTAATTTGGCCGCTAATTTTCTTTGATTTCTCTTCATTCTTCGCTTTAATACTTGTCTCGTAGACATCTATTTTCTGAAGCTTAGGCAAACAACAAGTCAAGTAAGCTGGTAAGGTATAATTGTGATAATTATAACAATGTACACTAGTACCTATACCAAGATACATCGGCCTATTAGGTTCCCAAGCCTCAAACATCTGTTCATAGTTTTCTTGCATTTTTATGTCTATTCCAAACAATTTTTCAAAGAGTAATCTAGTTTTTAAGGTCGGCTCTGTTCCCATAATTTCTTCACGGTTAGAGTAAAAATGCTGCATGTTTTCTAAGTATGTCTTTTTCTCATAATTGGTGGAAATACCAAATCTAGCACGAATCTTTCGTTCATCTAACTTTCTTAAAATAACTTTTAGAAGTTTTGACACGACAGGACATGCAGGATAAAGGTATAATCCACTTTGACACTTAGCCTTTAACAAACTGAGCAGCTTATTCTCGGAAGCATTGGCATAAGCACATTTGCTCCATCCCAATTTCAACAAGAATTTAACCGGATCTGTAACGTATTGACAATCGTCAAGGTCAAAAATCATTCCACAAAAGGAAGCTTCATTTATATTTTTTACTTCATGCTTTAAATTAAATCCCAATTTGGCAGGTATAGTCAGATCTAAAGGACCGACACTACCTATCATTCCATCATCCCCCTCAAAAATGCATGAAATTTTTTCACCGCTCTTATGAGCCATAAATCTGGTGAGAATCATGTTCATAAATGTGTTGCCAAGCGAAGTGTTCATTTCACCTGACATACGTGTTGCAGGTATTTTTACCCAAAAATTCTTAAATTGACAAAAATTTGATTGAGTCAAATGTTTTAAATGGTGCATGAATCTAGCAGACTTAATATTGGAGGTCATGAATCTGTACAATTCAAATTCCACCTCTTCCATAATCAACTTACTGAAACTGCCTTCAAAACTGGTATAATCTGTAACATACACCTTAGTATGACCCTCAAAAATTTTCTTAATGTGTTTGATTCGGTCGTGTATGGATATTTTCTTAACAAAGCAGTCCAATTTTGACAGTTCTTTCTCAATCAATTTAAATATAGGGCCAACTAAAACCTTATATTCGTCAATTCGGGAATAAATTCCGCGTGGATACTTATATTCTAAATAAAATTCATCTTTCATAAAACACTTAACGTCGTATTTATTTTTGAATTTAAATTCATTTTTCCTTCTTAGTTGCTCGCGCCTATTAACACTGTAATTCGAATTTTCCAACCAATGTTCAATAGATAAGTCACTGTCACTATTTAAAGGAGTGAGATTCTCACTAATCCAGGACCTACAATATTCGGAAAATTCATGAACTAAGGCCGAATCCACAATAGGGATCTTGCCGCACGCGCGCTTAAGTATCCCACACAAACTAGTGATGGTATCGCCGTTATCTGCATGAGGGAGAGATTCGCCATAAAAGTGCAAACCGTTGGAAACACAGACCATTTTTCTATATGAATTAGGGTTTGCGTTATCAGTTCGGATGATTTTATAGGACACCTTGTCTTTAATTTCTGGGATTGCTGGAAGTTCAATTTCCCCAACTCTATAGCCGAATCCATACCATCTTTGGTTGGGGATTTCTGAAAATCCATTTTTCTGAATCTATATAAATGATGTTGATAGATGAAATAAGCAACATATGCAGTATTATTCATTGTAGTCGCTCCAAAAACTGGACTATAACGGTCAATGTTGACTGACCATAAATGTTTGGATGCTTGATTAAATCTAATCCACGCTTCATTTGGCGTCATCAAGCAATTCATGTTCAAGGGTGTAAGTAATTGAGTCAACAATTCATAACTGAAAACCAGATACTTGTTTTCAGCCCATTTCATTCCGTTGAACCAGAGTTTCTTTTCATTTGGATTTCTCCAAACGGAATCGTAAAAATTTTGAGTTTCTGTTGTGATTCTAGCACGCATATACAAAGG